GGGGCGTCAATGCGCTGGGCGACGTATTCCGATGCGACCGTGTTTTTCACATGGACGATATCCGGGTTCAGGTGAAACGCGCCCAAGCCCGGCCGAAATCCAATATCGCAAACATGGTGCGCTGGATGCGTGGCTATGCGGGGCCGATTTATACAAGCCACGCCGATCCTGATTTTCTGGGGCTTGTTCGGTATCCTTTGGAGGAAGTCGTAAAGGATCTGGGCGAGGCCTACTTTAATTCGACGGTCGCTTACGCTATGGCCGCCGCGATCTATGCAGGGGCCGCGCGGGTTAGTATCTTTGGGTGCGATTACTCATACGAACATAGCCACCACGCAGAGCGCGGGCGGGCGTGTTTGGAGTATTGGGTCGCTATCGCAAAACAGCGCGGCGTCCAAATCAGCGTTCCGGCCTCCACCTCGCTACTTGACGCGATCGACGGCCCGGATGCGCTTTTCTACGGCTTCTGCGACGGCCACAAGGTGAGGCTTCAGGACGACATGAGCCTGACAATTGAACCGCGCGAGTTGCCGACAGCGGACGAGATTGAAAAACGATACGACCATAGCAGACCTACCAATGAGCTAGTACGGAGAGGCGTAAGTGAAAGCTAAAATCGTAAAAGAATGGCGGGCCGCGCCGCAAGGGCATACGGTTGTAGTCATGCAGCCCGGCACCATCATTGAGGGGCCGCTTGCGCAAGTCGCGATTAGTGAAGGCGTGGCCGAAAGTGTCGGCGTGTTGGAGATTGCCACCAAGATCGATCCGCCGCCTGAAAAGAAACGACGCGGACGCCCGCCCAAAAATAGGGATCTCGACGCATGAGCCTCCGCGCGCCTTTGCAACTGTATCAGCAACGCGGCAACGTCCTGACCAGTGCGCCAGCGGTCGAGCCGGTGACGGCGTCTGAGCTGCGCGATCATTTGGTGGTTGACGCCACGACGTTGCCGGACGGCGCGGCGAATGATCTGATAGAGGAAGCGCGGCAATCAATCGAGGACATGACCGGGCTGGCGTTCATCACGCAAAGCTGGCGGCTAAGTATCGATCACTGGCCGCAAGCCCGCGAGGATTGGTGGGACGGCTGGCGCGAAACCCACATTAACCAGCTTTACGGGCCTAAAGGTTCGTGGGCGAGCTTGGAGCTTCCACGATACCCGCTCCAATCGGTCACAAGCATCACGGTTTATGACGAGGACAGCAGTTCCACCAGCGTCACGCCTGCCAATGTTTTCGATATCGACACGGCACGGATGCCGGGCCGCCTGACGCTCAAAGTCGGGCAGACTTGGCCGGTTGCTCTCAGGGCAAACAACGCGATCGAAATCGTCTATGTGACCGGCTACGGCGATGCGGCCTCAGACGTTCCCGCGCCGATCAAGCGGGCGATACGCCAGCTTGCGTCCTACATGTACACGCACCGGGGCGATGCGTGCGAAGTGGGCGATGCCTACCACATCAGCGGGGCCGCCGCGACGCTTGGCATATACAAGGTCGCCCGCATATGACCTGGCCTAGCGGTTACGATATCACGCGGGGCTTGGCGCAGGGTTGCAGCGTCAATCATAAATTCGGGCGGAATCTTTCCGTCGGCGGAACCTTTGCGCCTGTTGCGATTGGCGGAATATACCGCACGCCGCAAGTCTCAGGGGCTACGGCGCTACGCATTAAGAGCGGCGGCAACGCAAACGATACGGCGGCAGGCACAGGCGCACGGGCAATCACGTTGCAGGGCCTCGATGCCACCGGAGACGAAATCACGGAGACCATAGCAACGGCGGGCGCAAGCGCGAGCGCGGCCACCACTAAACAATTCCTGAGACTTTATCGGGCCTACGTTAGCGCCTCTGGCACTTATGCTACAGCAACGGCGGCAAGCCACGCGGCGGCAATCATAATTGAGAACGCAGCAGGCGGGACCGATTGGGCGACGATTGCTGACACGACCATCGCACGCGGGCAAAGTCAGATCGCGGTGTATAGCGTGCCGCGTTATCGCGAGATCATGATAACATCTATCAGCATATCCAGCGACGCGGACAGGAAAGCCAATCTGATTTTATTTCAGCGCCGCAACATTCTTCAAACAGCCGCGCCCTATGAGGCGTTGCGACTTGTCGAGGAATACCCGCAGGTGGCGGGCCTGCATCAAATCCAATTCGACCCGCCGCTAGGGCCTTTCCCTGAATTAACGGACATCGGCTTCATGGCGCGTTCAACGTCAACGACCATCGATATGAGCGTCAGCTTTGAAATTGTGGAGTTCCGCCCGCAATGAAATGTTGCGATTATAACGCCGGAATGATGCGCGAGCCTGTCACCTTCCAGCGCCGCACAAGAACGGCAGACGGCGCGGGCTCATGGTCTGAGACTTGGGCGACGATATCAGGCACGCCATCACGCGGACACGTCACGCAAACAAGCGGGCGCGAAGCGGTATTGCACGGGCGCAAGGAAGCGCACGCGGCGGTCAAGATTGTGGTCCGGTATTGCTCGACAGCAATCCGTGAGGCCGATCGCGTGCAAATCCGGTCCATCAATTATAACGTGCTGAGCGTCAATAACCTAGAATTTCGCAACCAGTGGCTTGAAATCATCGCGGAACGAGGTGTTCCCGCATGATGAAAAAAGACAGCATCACAGCAGAGATCAAGGGCCGTGCGGCATTCCAAAAAGCCTTGCGGGCGCTAAGTGAACAGGCACAAGAGCGCGTGCGGCTAGCGATCACAAAGACTGCCGCGCAACTTCAAGAAAACATAAAAACAAACTATCAGAAACCAGGAACCGGAACGGTCTATTTTCGCATCCCTGGCCAGAAGTACATGACGATCCGAGCTGGATCTATGGACGGGCCGCCGGTCGCTTTTGTCCCTGGCGGCGGATCTCAGAATTTAAGCCTACAACATCAAGCGTCAGCACCGGGAGAAGCGCCAGCGCTAGATACAGGGCGTTTGATGAACAGTGTCTATATCAACGAACTGTCCGCGTCATCCTTCGAGATCGGCACCAAGCTGGATTATGCGTTTTGGCTCGAACACGGAACGCGCAAGATCGCACCGCGCCCGAATTGGGTGCCGGAGACTGAAAAGACCCGCAAACAATTTGAAAGCATCATGCGGCAGACAATCGCCCGTGCGATAAAAGAGGCGGGCCGATGAACCTCGACGGACTCCGCACGGCGCTTTTCACCAAGCTGAATGTGAGCGGCCTCACAAGTCAACTTAGCACGGCATACAGCCCGCTTGCGGCGATATTCAATGAAATCGCGCCGCAGGTTGACGACTCGGGCAGCGTCGCAGCCTTCCCATATGTGACCTTCAATATCACTTCCGACGTGGGGTACAATGACAAGGGCGCGACCGGAACCAATGCGATTGTTCAGGTTGACGTATATTCACGACTTCACACGACGCAAGCCGAGGACATCGGCAAGATCGTACACGGGCTATTGCACCGGCAGGCGTTGGCGTTCACTGGGCATATCACGACCGAGTGTGAGGGCGTCGAAACAATAACGGATGCAGACGGCGAAACGCGCCGTTGCATGTTGCGATTTCGAGTTGTTGCGGCGACTTAGGCCGCATGGTATAGGCAAGGCAACCTAGTGGGGGCAGATCATGGCTAAAACAGCAGGCCGGAAAGTGCGCATCAAGAGCGGCGGAACCGCAATCGCGGGCGCTCTGACCGATGCGCTAACGATCAATCGTGAGCATATCGAAATCACCGACAAGGGCGATGCGGGCATCCGCACTTTCTTGGGAGAAATCGGGACTTTTTCGATGTCTATGACATGCTCGGGCCGCCTTGATGGAACGACTCTGCTCGACATCGCGGAGGACTCGACCAACGTCCTCAACAGTTTTGTTTTTGATATCGACAGCGTTGGAACCTTTACCGGCTCATTCGGCATCACGACTTTCGAAATCGGTGGCGAAGATGGAGCCAACGCGGCGACCTTTAGCGCGACTTTCGAAAGTTCTGGCGCAATCACTTGGGCCGCAGCATAACCGTAAGGAGTATTCATGCCGGGGCTTTTTCGCGAAGTTAGTATCAGGTGGAAGGGTGAAGAACTCCGGTTCGTTCCCACAATGGCGCTATTGCGCCGCATGGAAAGCGACGGCGTTAGCCTATCCAAAGTTGCTTTGCAAACTGTAAGCGGTGACCCGCCGGTCAGTTTTTTGTCTCCGATGATTGCCCATATGATCCGCGAAGCGGGCGGCACGGCTACAGAGGAAGACGTATTCGAAGAACTGATGACGGGCAAGACTGACGACATCATTGCCTTGATCGAGACCTTCCTTAAGGTGTGCAATCCAACTGAGGACGACCCAAAAAAGCCCGAAGCTTCCGTGGCGGCCAGCAAGCCCAAGCGGAAGCCGACGAAATAGCGCCGATTGACTGGACAAACCTCTACCTCTTGGCCAGGGGTTGGGGAATCCAGCCTGGCGAATTTTGGGGAATGACACTTGCCGAATTTTGGGCCGAATATGAGTACCACGCACCGGCAGGCCAAGCCGGGACATATGCAGGCGGGCTAACGCAAGGTCAGGTTGACGATCTGCGGGAATGGATGGAAGGCGGGTATGAATAATGGCACTGCCTGATCTTATCGTAAATATTTCCGCCAATGCAGACGCCTTAACGACCGGCCTCAGCGCGGCACAAGGCCAAATCGCGGGTTTTGGCTCCAAGGCCATTGCGTCTTTTCAAGGCATCAGTGCCGTTGCGACCAGCACCGCAAGCAAGCTCACGGCAGCCCTTTCGCCGGTTCAGGAAGCCGCCGCGTCTGGTGTTTTCGGCCAGATGGGGAATGATGCGGCGCAAGGTTTCCAGAACTTCAGCTCCGCAATCGCAACCGCCAGCCAGTCCGCAACTATGCTTCGCACAATCATGGCGGGCGGCATCTTTGGCATCATTACTGCGGTTGCATCCGCGGGCGTCTGGTTCTATCGGCTGCAAGAACGCGCGGGCGGTGTAAGCAATGCCGTTGGCCTGCTTTGGGACGTGGTGAAGGAATCATTCGGCCGGATCAAGATGGCGGTCGATGGGCTCGGCGCTGTTTTTGAGTCCTTCAGCGCAAGCATTCAACGCGTTTTCGTAATGATGTTTTCTTTTGTTTCGCAGAAATTTGCTCAATTCATCAACCCGATGATTCGCATGATTAACAACGTCCGCGAGCGGCTTGGGTTTAGAGACAAAATCACAGAGATCGGCGCGGCGACCAAGCAATTCACGGATCAGCTCGAAACAGATCTGGCAGGCCGCGCGGTTAAGGCCGCCGCAACGGCAGGCGCGGCATTCTCAGGCATGGTGAAGCCGCTCGAAAGCTGGCGCAAGATTCAAGAATTGATGACCGACAAGCCGGACCTCACAACGCCTGAGGCACCGGAAGCACCAGGAACAACACCCACGACACCGGGCGCAACAACGCCGGGCCGCGATGAGCTGCGCGAGCGTTATTTGAGACTGCAAAAACACCTAATGAGCCGCGAGGAATTGCTAACGCAGCAATATGAGCGCGACCTTGCATTGCTTGAAGTCTATCACGAACGCGAAAAGACATCAGACGAAAAAAGGGTTGCAGATCGGCTTGCATTGCAGGAACGCTATTCCGCCGCGATCGCTGCAATCCGAGAAAAAGAACGGCAAGCCTCATTCCGTGCAATCATCGGCGGGGCCGAAGAAATCTTTTCAGCGCTAGGCGTGCGAAACAAAAAACTACTCCGCATGGCCAAGATATTCGGGGCCGCACAAGCGCTTGTCTCGACGATGCAAGGCGCTGCTAAAGCCTTGTCCGATCCCAACTTGCCGTTCCCGGCTAACATTGCAGCCGCTGCCGCAGTTGTCGCCAAGGGCATCGGCTTTGTAAATGCAATTAAAGGGACAAGCGAGGCTGGCGCAACAGGCGGTGGCGGTGGAGGTGGAGGCGTCGGGCGCGGAAGTGCAGCCGCCGCACCAGTGACACAAGAGGGCCAAAGATCAACCGCGGCGGTGATTAATCTAAGCGGCGGCGACATGTTCAGCCGTGATCAGGTTGTGAGCCTGATTAATTCAATCAACGAAGCAATGGAGGATGGGGCACGTCTCCGTATCGCGTAATGATGACCAAAGAGCAAATACAATCACGACTGCACGCCCTGGATTATTACGGCGGGGCTATCGACGGAATCATTGGGCCAGTGACGCGGGCCGCGATCATGGCCTTTCAGCGTTCGCGCGGGCTTA